ATACTCCAAACTTTATCAAGTTCTTGAATTGGTATTCGTACTAAGTTCATAAATACATTAAAAAATACTTAATAACAACTATATATTAAGCAGATTTTTCGTCAAATATTTCTAAATAACTAATAATTCCTTCAATAACATTAGCATTAGCAGTTTGAATTTTTAAAGCATCACCTGATTCTAATATTATTGGAGCTAAAGCAGCATTGGTTGTAGTATCTGCTGCCATACTTTCATGGAATATTTCATAGGTAGCACTAGCTGAACTATCAGTTACAAATACTTCTACTAAGTTATTTGAGCTATGTTCATTAGAAATTTGTATATTTTTAATAATAGCTGTTCTATTAGCAGGTACTGTATAGATTGTAGTTAAACTTGTAGTAGTTAAATTAATACCTGCGTTTTTATATATATTAGCCATTATATTTCTTTTGTTGAGTGTAACGAAACTAAAGCCATTAAGGTTTATCTGGGTAATCTATATTATTAACTTGTTCTACAGTAGTTAATCCATTTGTAATATTTCTTAATTCTGTTCTAAATAACATCCAAGCATTTCTTTGTTCAGATGTTAATGTATTATCTGGTAATTGAGTCCAATCAGAATCTTGTAAGTCTTTATTTCTTTTGGCTCTTAAATCTTCCATAGCCATATCAAATTCTACAATAGGTAATTGTGCTTGTATGTCAGCTACTGGTATTGGTGTTGTTCCATTTTGCCAAGTTATTTGATTAATGTCATCTGCATTAACAGAAAATTCTGCTGTTGGATTTATTTTTAATATTGCTTTTTCAATCATAATTTATCCTGCTATTTCGTATGCTGTTATAACTGCCTTTTCATCTAAAACTACAACAGATGGTAAATTAATAAAAACTGTTGAACTATTACCTTCAGATTTTGCATAAACTTGATAAGTAATTGCACTTGTTGTACTTGGCTCATCTAATATAGAAAGACTTGAACTAACATTTGCAGTAGAACCACTAGCACCAACTTGACCACCATTAATTCTTGTACTATCTCTATAAATTGAAAAAGAACCTAAATAACCACCTGTATTAGCTGACCTAGTAATTATTGTTGAAATTACAAAAATTTTACTTGATGAAGAACTTGGAGTTATTGATAAAGACAATCCTGTTACAGCAGTATCAGATGTAGCTGTCGTTGAAAAGCCATCTGTTTTAGCTGTACTAACAACTTGCAAAACCTTACCACCTACACCAGCTGGTAATGATGTTACACTAGATAAAGAATTATTATTTAAAGTTATTATTGCCATACTATACTCCTATTAATGCTTTTACTTCTTCTTCAGTTAATCCTAAGTCTAAAAGTTTTTGTTTGCCAGATGCTTTTTTAGTTTCTTTATCTGTTTCTGCATCTTTTAATTCTTGTATCTTTGCATTTACTTCTGCTTCAGTTGGCATAGTTGCACCATCTTTAATAATTTTAATGTATTGGTATTGCATACGATCTTCATTAGGAATTTTATTTCCATTATCATCATGTATTTTCCAACCATACCACATACCACCATTAAATGTTGCTAAAGCTAATTGTAAATAATCTTTTTCCATTATTGGCTATCTCCTAAACGAATAAAATAAAAAGTAGTGAGATTTAAATTAGTATTTGCTTGAAATCTACTACCAGAACTTATACTTCCAGCATTAAATCTTACTTTTACATTTGATGTATCTGTAACATTTACAAAACTAGACATATTAATATTTGAACCATTGTCACCTGTAACTCCTGAACCACCATGAGTACCATACACAACAGTATCCCAATTACTTCCATTATCTTGTGAAACATCTAATTCAGCAACTACAGTATCACCAGTTGTACAAGCAATCTGTGCAGTAAAACCTACTTGATATAATCCAGTAGATGGAAAAGTCCAAACACCTGAACTAACTGACATTCCTGTTCCTATTTTTGCAAAACTAGCATTATCAACTCTTTCTAAATTATTAGATATTGGACTTTCATTAGCTGTTATATCGGTTGTTAGTCTCCACATATCTGCTTCTGTAATTCCACCACCTTTAATTAATGAGTAATCAATTCTTTTTAAAGTTCCAGCATCTGATACTAAAAATTCGTCTGTGTCTGCTGGCTCACTAGCAAGTTCAGTAGCACCAGAAATAATATCATTATTTAATTTTGCATTTGTAACTGCGTTAGCCTGTAGCTTGGCAGTAGAGATAGTATTATCTGAAGGAGTACCTATGTCTAAGCTGTTACCTAATACCAATACAAAATCTATTACATCTCCTGTAGAAAGATTTGATGCAAAGGTAAGTGTAGAACCAGATACAGTAAAACTATCTGTAGGAGATTGTAAAATTCCATTTAAACTTACTAGGAACTGATTAACATTGTCATAGCTAGTAAAGTTCACACCACCATTTTGCATAGTGTATGCTGCTTGACCATTAACTACACTTATTGCGTCTAGCTTTACAAAGTTTCCTATTACTGGTGTCTTACCTATATACGCCATTAATTATCCTTTTGGATTATTATCTTTGATTGTTTGTATTCTTGCTTTCCAAGCATCTATGTCATGGTAGATTTCATCTAACTGATCTCCCCAAGAACCATAAGCTTGTCGTCTTGTTGCATCTACTTGAGCATTAGCTTCAGCAGTATTTGCAGCAGTTTCATATGATGCTAGTTGTGCGTCAGTTGGTTGTGCAATATCTAAATTCCATTCAGCTATATACGCACCTTGACCATCATCTTGCAACATAACATCTTTTAAAAAATCTACATTACTAACTCCATTAGCTTTGCAGTATTCTTTTATTTTGTTACTTAGTTGTGCCATAGTTTTACCTCCTTATTCTATAATTTTGTATCCACCAAAAACACCATAGGTTACTCTGTATGCTGTTCCAGTAATAATGTTAAAAAAAAGATAACCTTCTACATAATCAGTAGAACCATTCATATCTACTACTGTTCCAAGATAAGGAGTTTTTGCGTAAGCATAATAATTATTATATTCATCAAAATACGATTGTCTGTAAGATGAACCATTTTTATAAACAGCAATTTTACATGAACCAAAATTACTTATTCCTTGTGCATCAAAATTAGCACTTAGATAAATAAAATATTTACCAGCTACAGTTGGAGTAAATCTTTTATTTGTTGCAGCATCATAGTTTCCATTTGTATCATAAACTTCTGTATTATAATTTCCTTTAAAAAAAGTTGCATCTCCTGGATTAGTCATTTGTGTTAATGTAGCTTCAAAAGCTGGAGTATTAACACCACCAGCACCAGTTACAGTTCCTGTAAATGCGTAAGTGTCTGCTAAGTTCAACGATTCCGATTGTATCTTAGTAATAGCCATTAGTTAATCTCCTTCGTTAAACTTAGAATCTTTTCTTTACTTTCGTAAGAAAGTGAAGCTTGATTAAGACTTTCAGATTGTATTTTTGTTATTGCCATAATTTATCCTATTCTGTCATTTTAAAAATGTGCATTGATGCTTGTTGGCTTTCAATTCTTGGTGTTCCACTTGTTACATCAATTAATGCTTTACCTTCAATATAATCACTTGAGCCATTCATTTGCACTATTACATTTGTGTTCATTTGATCATTATAATTAAATCCATTTGTATCCATATCTCTTTGTCCTGTAGCTCCAGTAATACCAGACCCATTTTTAAAAATTTTAATTTGAAATTTATCAATACTGTTATCTGCAGTTGTTCCTATTCCAACATTTAAAGATACAAAATAATATCCAGAAGTTTGTGGAGTAAATCTATATGTGCTTGTGTCAAATTCACTTGCACTATCTACATTTTCAACATTGAATTGAATTGTTGTCAATGTATTATCACTTAAATTTTGATCACCATTTCTATAAACACTTACATAAGGTGCAGTTGTTCCACCAGCAACAGCAAATGTGTTATCACCTCTTAGAAATGTAGTTGCATCTTTTGTACCAGTAGCAGATAATTGCGATAAACCAACAGAACCACTTGGAGGATTTACTGTTTGAACAGCTTTACCTAAAAACACACAGTACATATCATCTGATGCAGATGTAGCACTTGTTAAAGTTAAACTTGTACCACTAGCAGTATAAGCAGTTGTAGGTTCTTGTCTTACAAAGTTTATAAATAATGCTAATTCATTTTCGTTAGTTACAGGATGATCAAGTGTGTAAGATGTAGTCGCACTTGTAGTGAAGTCTTGCTTAGCAAAACTTGTGTAACTTAATGCTGGTTGGTTTCCTAAATACATTTACGCAACATCTTCTAAAGTTGAAATAATTACATCTGCAATACCAGAAGCATTATCAGATTTTACTTTAACAGCACCACCATTAGGAATAATTACTTTTCCAGATATAGCTTCTAAAGAACTTCCAATAGGTACTGGAGCTTGTTTAACAATGTATCTATCATTTGATCCATCATTAAGAACTATATCAACAAGGATAGAAGTTGTTCCAGTATTAGATACCAAACAACCAATCATAACTTGTTTGTTAGATGTAGTAGTTTTAACAGTTGTTAAAGTAGCATCTGTTAAACTAGCTGTTGTTGAATTAAAATTATTTGCCATATTTATTTCTCCTTATTATCCTAATGCAATAGCAAATGGAATACTATTATCAGGTAAATTTGTTAGATTACTACCATCTACAGCAGGTAATTGAGCTGAACCATTTAATTGTACCACATTATTTGCTGAAGTTCCAACATCTTGTGTAGATGCAGTTCCTAATCCAGTAATCTTAGTATTAGCAATTGAATTAACTGCTAAATTAATTGTACCTGAAGATGTGATTGGTGAGCCAGTTACTGTAAATTCTGATGAACCTGAATCTGCCACTCCTACTGAAGTTACTGTTCCAACATTAGCTGGAGTAACTTGTGTATAAGTAATATTGCTTACACCTATAGTTGCATCAGAATCAGTAGTACATAAAAAGATTTTATTATCATTTGCTGTACCTTGATTGACTACAATCATTTGACCAGATAGTTCAGCTATTGTGTCAAATTGTGGATCTCTACTAGCTGTACCACTTGCAACTACAATATATAATCCATTTTCTGTAGCATCTGTTTGGTCTTTAACCAAAACTCTATCTCCAGTAACTAATGTTACACCATCTAAAGTATCACCATTTTGTAAGTCTGCTGTTAAATCTATATTTGCAGTAGTAGCTGCCTCTGCAATAATTCTAGTTCTTAATCCTGCAACAGCTTGATCAACATAGTTTTTAGTTGCTGCATCTGAAGTTGATGAAGGATCACCAAGTCCAGTAACAGAACCACCAGAGATAGATACGTTGTTTGCATTTTGAGTTGCAATTGTACCTAGACCTAAAGTTGTTCTTTGTGCTGAAGCATCTGCATCATCTAATAATG